TGACTTATGAACTCTATTATCAGGATTCAAAACTCCATATTGGAACTCTACAAAATCAAAAATAAACCACTTATCCCCGTTATCTATTACTTGTATTTGGTCTTTAAAAAGTTCTTTAGCAATTTCAAAATCTAAACTTTTATCAACTCTAATTTTAGCGACATCTTCATCCACTTGCCAAATTCCTGCATGGTCGCAGTCATCTAAAATATAAAACCAAAGGAGTTTGTAAGGAGCATCTAAGCCCCTTACAAATGGTTTTTTCCATTTCTCCGTATCAGTTAATCTCTTTGCCATAATATTAATTAAAATAAAGACTCTTGTTTAATTTTATTTTTATACCTTACAGTCGCTTCTTGTAAGTTTAATTTAGCTTGTTTAAAGTAGCTATCTTTTAGTTCAATGCCTATTGCTTTTCTACCCATTGAAACTGGGCTAAATACTTCACTACCTACACCCATAAAAGGCGTTAAAACAACTTCATTGGGGTTTGAGTATAATTCAACAATCCTATCAATTACATCTAATTGTAATGGGTGTACGTGCTTTTCGTCATCCTCTTCTTTGCTATCTCTAAATGGTAACACATTATCTATTCTAATGTCATCCCAAACACTCGAAGCATATCTTTGCCAAATATAGTGGTTAAGTTTAGTAATCTTATCGCTTTCGTTAGTGTTGTTTAGTCGTTCCCAAAGTTCAACTTCATTTAAGTTTGAATTATTTGCATTATTCCAAGCCCTTAAAATATTTGGCAAAATAGGTGTTTCCCCTGCATAATCATTTATACCGAATGGGTGTGTTACTGGCACTTGGTTTTCGCCTTTTTTAGTAAATACTAAAACATAGTCAGGCATTGCAGTAAAACATTTAGTAGAATCCTCTACTATAAATTTGTGCATTAAAGATTGAACCATTGTTCTCATACGAACTTTTAAAGGTTCTTTCCAAATAGTAATTCTATTGCGATACTCAAACCCATACTTTTGATGTATTCTTATAATCTCATTTGGGAAGTCCCACAAACGACAAGTATTATCAAATACATCCGTACAATGCACCGCACTTATACGCCCTTTTTTAGTAACCCTTGCAATCTCAGCTACTAAAAATTCATATTGATTTAAAAACTGTTCTTTGCTTTCGCAATTACTAAAGTCATTTTCCGAACTTGAATAATTGTATAACCCTGCAAATGGGGGGCTATAAACACTTAGGTCAATACTTTCGTCGCCTAAAGTTGGCATCACTAACATACAATCTGAATTGTATATTGCGTAGTTGTCTGTGACTAATTGGTCTTTTACTTTGTTTTCCATGTTAAATAAATGTTGGTTTGATTATTTCTTTGTTAAATTCTTTTGTAATGTTTGTGAAACTTCTGTTTACGTTTTCGGTTAAGTTTTTATGTAACTGTATAGCCTTTTCGGTTTTTTGTTGTAAAGCTTCTAATACTCTTGTTTGCCCATCAGACACTACCATTTCAATAGTAACATCGCTTTTTTGCCCGAATCTCCAAAAACGTCTAATAGCTTGGTAATATTGTTCATAGCTCCATGTAGGAAAAAATACTGAATGATTGCAATGTTGCCAGTTTAAACCCATTGAAGTCATTTTTGCTTTAGTAATTAGTCTTTTGATTTCGCCATTAGCAAACGCTAAAAGTATTTCTTCTTTTTTCTCAATAGATTGACTACCTATTATCTCTACTGAATCTTTGTCTAAGGACTTTAAAATAGAACTTTCATTGTTTGTATTACACCAATATACCGAAGTCTTATCCTGAGCCAATTCAATAGCCTTAAAACATCTTTTCTCTTCGGTTTGTTTTTGCTCATGTCTTACTTCGGTCATTGACTTAGCGATAGGTGTAAACATTTGAACTTGCCCGTTAATATCTATTAAACTTTGGTTTTTTACAATGTGTCTATTTACTATCAATTCAGGCAAATTATACCTATCGTTTGAGAATCCTAAATCACTTGGCATTTTACACATAATAGCCCATTGATTAACCCAAGCAAAAAAGTCCTTTTCTGCGTGTGGTTTTAAATAAAACTTTTCGCCAATATTCCTATTATTTGAATCTACTGAGTTTTGATTGTTCTTAAAAAATTTACCAAGCATATCCATATACCCCATATATCCCAAAGCTTCTGAACTCGTCCCTAATTCTATAAAATCATTAGGGCTTGGAGTTGCAGTACTTAAAAATCTATAAGGGATCTTTTTAACAAATGAGGTAACTGCTGATTTTATTTTGCCGTCAAAGTTTTTAAGTATTGAACTCTCGTCTAAAATAACACCTACAAAATCATTCTCATTAAAGTAATGTAAACGCTCGTAATTGCAAATTACTATCTTCTTAGTATGTTTGCCGTCTTTAGAATATTCAATGTCATCTATACCCAATTTCTCGGCTTCTAAAATGAATTGAAATGCAACTGCTAAAGGTGTAAGTATTAAAACTTTCTTATTAGTGTGCTGAATAATGTTTTTTGCAATAGATAACTGAATAAGTGTTTTGCCTAATCCAGTATCAGCGAAGACTGCAATGCGCCCCTTTTTAATTGATTTTTCAATGATAAACTTTTGAAAGTCAAAGGCAATGTCAGGAATGTAATTTGCCTTAAATCCAAAGTCCCCAATCGAATGTTTTTTGTTTTCGATAAATTCTAAATATTGTTTGTTCATTTTGTTGTATAAAAAAAGCCACAACCAATAGAGTTGGTGAAGCAATCTCTAAAGGCGTGGCAAGTATCTTGTTATTTAATTGACGGTCTTCACCCCATCATAACACTGCAAATATAGGTTAATGTTTTAACTTTCCAAATTTAATTTATAAGTAAATTCTTTTTTGTCCAGGTTGCCGATTCTTTGGCCGACTCTTTCTATTTTGCCTTGCTCAAGTAGAGTGTTAAAACTTCTGCGATAAGAGGTTATAGGCGTTCCGTGAGGCAATACATTAGCGTTATACATCAACCATGCACTATTCATTCCGTTTGGCTTAAAAGCGTTTAAAATGATTTGGTCTTGCTTCAATGTTTTTTCTTTTGAAGCTTCCAGTTCTTGGCCCGATTCTTTGATCGTGTTGAAAAACATACCGATTTTTTTAACTGTGGTTCTCATTTTGAATATTTTTAAGTTCTTGTTTGATTGATTTTCTCCACTTTGCAAAGCGTTTAGAGGTTAGAATCTCGGCTCTAATATTGTAGAGGTGTTGATACTTGAACCCCTCAAGCATTACACTTGAGGAAGGTTCGTGTGGTTGTTCGGATAGTAGTTGTAGTAAGTTCATAAGTGTAGATTAAAAAGGAAGGTCTAAACTTGAATCTTCATCACTTTTTTCTAATAATGGAGGCACATCACTCCAAACTCTTTTTAAGTTACCTAAGTAAACTTTCTTAGTCTTGGCTTGTCTTTCCTCTTGAGTCTGCGAGATGGTTAAACCTGCAACATTGCCGTACTGGTCTACTTCATTGTTGATAGTGATGTTGATGTTTAAAAACTTTGCGGTTGTGCCGTCTTTCAAAGTTACTTCTTTGATGTTTTCTTTTTTGATTAGGTTCAGATTTATTGAACCGCTTAAAATTTCTGCCATGATATTAATTTTTTAATGTGATTTCTTTGTTAAATGGGGTAAAATTTTCATCACACCAATCTGTTGCATAATCCCCAAGCCTTTCCCCGTGTACGCAAGTGCCAATTTTTCTTGAAGTGAATAATACTATTAATTCATCTTTGTTGTTAAATGACTTTAAGCAAGGATAATCCTTTTCGTTTGTTTCTTTAATAATTGTTTTCATTATAATTTAATTTGTTTAATTGTTTCGGTTAAAAGGTCTTTGTCTTCGGTTGGTACTTCAAATTTAAAAATGTTTAGGTCTTTAAAAGGACTCTCAGGTAGTATGTAAGGTATCTCCTCGTTTGTCGCTGATGCTAACCAATAATATTTGTAAAGGTCTTGAGCATCGACGTTTTGTGCCTCATGTTTGATAAGCCCCAAATCATCTTCATACGGGCAATATACGATTAATTCGGCAAATTGCTTGTCTAAAAGGATACTATTGCTTACAAGTTGCCAGTAGTATTCAGGTCGTTCATATTTGAAAGTGTCTATATCTTTAATGTCGACTAACTCTACAAACGATTTTAAAGTAAACGGACATTTTATGTCAATAACTGAATCATTTGTATAACCGTCGGGACTTCCACACCAATAGTCAAAGTCGGGATGTTTAATCGTTTCATCCGATACAAGGGAGTATTCAAGGCCCAACTGATTAAAAACAATTCCCTCCAGGAGATGCCCCCAAGATGTCGGCTTTGATGTTGTTTCATTGCTCAAGCTTCTACCTAATCTTCTCTCATAAGATAACTCGGTTAGGTATGTTTCTTTTGGCTTCTTGCTTCCCATAATCTTATGGATATTTGAAGATGAGATGTTGCCGATTCGGTTTTTATTTAGTTGTATGCTCATAAGTTTTTAAGATAGTCTATTGATTTTTGATAAGATTTTACCTCACCCCCTTTTATTATGCGATCAAAATGCTCTTGCTCATTCAAAGATAAAGATTCTTTTTTGATATCAAACAATTCAATCAACTGTTGTCTAAGGTCTTCAGGTGTAACATCAATTTTAAACGCCATTGTATCCTTTCGGTTAAGGTCGCATCCAAATAACTTTCCGAAGTGGTCACACGCATCCTTAATGGCTAAGGTCTTTGCAATCGGATAAGCCATAGACAATGCCCCGTTATTTATATTTTGCAAGTCAGCAGGAGAAGTCCCCTTTGCAGTTTGCAATTGTACCGCCCCGATGCCATCGTGATACATCATAGTTGCTTCCGTTGGATGAAAGTAATGCACACGGACAGTTACCCAAACTCCGTTGAAAGAAGTCCCTTGATTTGTAATCTCGATTGAGTATTTCTTGAATATCTTGCGAAGCATAAACTCAACTTTGTCGATAGGGATATACTTATGACCTTTAACAAATGGATGCTCCTTAACCCACTCCTTTTTAGGTTCTTGATTAAGGAGTAGGTTCAATTGGTCATTCTTGTAGCTGACAAGTGCATTATCTTCATGCAGTTCTTGAATAGTCGGTAGTGTGTTGTTGCTCATAAACTTAAAGGTTTAAAAGTTGTTTAATATCTTTAAGTCTAAGGTTAAAAGTTTCTATATCAATTTCAGTCACTCCGCAAACGGTAGCAGTTGAAATATAAACTCTTTTAATACTTGGGCTATCTATGTTAATCTCTATTGCA